TTCTTAGTAAGTCCTCTACTACTATAGAAAAAGAGGAATCTTAGTGTTTGAAGTTAAGGACGGTTCACGAACTCTTCAGTTCAACGGGCGTCTCCTCAGCGAATCTTCTTCTTGGAGAAGGGGCTCTACTCGATGGATTGAGTTTGCCTTATATCGAACAGATAATGGTTCCTACATTCTCTCTCGTATTGGTGTGTCCCTTGTTTATCATGGTGCCGCATGCCCGCTTGTAAAAAGATATAGTCTTGTAGACGAACTGTCCGATGTACTAGAAAAAGACTCCCTTGCTTGCGAAATATGCAATCCGACAAAGAGTCTTCCAGTTGTGTTCCCCGAGAAGTATAGATATTGGGCTCAGGTAAGCGAAGACGCTAAGCCTGTACTAGATGCACTTTACAAATATGACCAAGGTGGGGCAAGATACCTTACTAACGTCGCGCAAAGGCTTCTAGAAAAAGCAGCAGAGACAGATGAAAATGTTGACGCTATTTATAGAGTGGAAATGATTCCATAAAATAGATTTACTACAAATAGACAAAAGGACAAATGACAAACGGACTAGAAGGAATTCAAGTAACTCTCGTCGACTCGGTTGAGAAGGCTGGACAATTTATTTCTTGGTTGGGTGAGCGACGCCCTTATGATGCAATTGCTGTAGATATTGAAACAGGCGAACGTCCTGGAATGCCTAAAGACCATGCGCTCTCTCCTTGGCATGGAGATATACGACTTGTTCAAGTCGGTGATGGAATGCAGGGTTGGGCTATTCCATGGGCTGAATGGAGTGGTGTTTTCTATGAAGCAATGAGTAAATTTAATGGACCACTTGTATGTCATAACATTGCATTTGAAGCACGCTGGTTTGCAATTAAATCTAACTGGGACATCCCGTGGGAACGTGCTCATGACACAATGATTATGGCTCACCTAATTGACCCTCTAGGTCCTGGAGGATTAAAACCACTTTCTGCACGGCTTGTTGATGGTCAAGCAGCGCATCTACAGGACAAACTTGATGTTGACTTAACTAAGAACGGTTGGACTTGGGGCACTGTTCCAACCAACTTTGAGCCTTACTGGTCTTATGGTGCTCTCGACACAATTCTTACAATGCGTCTCTGGGAAAAATTCTATGAGAAGTGTGGTCCAGGGCAGCCCTATCACAAAGCATATGAACTTGAGATGGCTGCTAGAAAAATTGTTACTCGTATGGAAATTAATGGTGCTCGTGTAGACCTTGAATACTCGCAGCGTAAGTTTGATGAACTTATTCAATACACAGAGTCTGTAAAAGAGTGGGCTAAGAAAACATATTCTGGAACTAGTATCACAAGTAACATCCAGATTGTTCGCCTTTTTGAAAGTCTTGGAGCAGAGATTACAGACTTTACTCCTTCTGGTCAGAAATCTGCTGGCGCAGATCAACTTAAACTTTTATCTATCAATGGCAGTGACGAAGTTCGAATGCTTGCAGATACTATTCTTAAGCAACGCAAGGCTGATAAATTAGCCAACACCTACTTTCTTAACTTCCTTAATAAGAATGTTGATGGAATCCTGCACCCTTCTGTAAAAACTCTTGGTGCTCGCACATCTCGTATGTCCATTACTGACCCAGCGTTACAGACACTACCTAAGGGCGATGATGTTGTTCGTCGTGCGTTTATCCCTAAAGATAAAGACCACGTAATTATCACCTCTGACCTTGACCAAGTTGAGTTCCGTATGTTTGCGTCTTTATCTAAAGACCCTAACCTCATCACACTATTTAATCGTTCTGATGTAACTGGCTCTGACCCGTTCACTGAGATTGGTCGCGAGGTTTATCAAGAGCCTGAAATGACTCGCTCAGATAAACGGCGTAATCTTATTAAGGGAATGGTTTATGGACGACTCTATGGCGCTGGTGTAGCAAAGCAAGCACTTACAGCAGGAGTGTCAGAGGTTCAGATGAAATCTGTTTCCGATGCATTTGACCAGCGTTATCCTGGAATGATTAAGTTTCAGAAAGAGATTGAGCATATTGGTGCAATGCGTGAGCGTAATGAGGGTCAGGGCTACATCCATACATGGACTGGTCGTAAGATTCCTTGTGATGAAGGTCGTGTCTACACTCTCATCAACTATCTAATTCAGGGTGGCGCTGCCGAGGTCTTTAAGAGTAACCTTGTTAAGTTAGACCAAGCAGATTTAACCGAGCATCTAATTGTCCCTGTTCACGATGAAATTGTTCTTCAAGCACCTCGTGAAGATGCAGAAGAAGTTAAGAGATTAGTTCAACAATGTATGACTACAACTGAAGGTTGGGATGTTCCACTTACTGCTGGAATTGACGGACCTCTAGAAACTTGGGGAGATAAGTACTGATGAAATATGTTATTTCGGTAGACCCTGGAAAAACCACGGGTGTCTGTCTTGTTAAATGGTCGGGTGACCAAGATGAGACACCATCAGTAATGATGTCTGCAGAAGTACAAGAAGACGAGTTTGCTAAGTGGTTTGAAACAGCACTCTCTATTGCACTCTCTCTAGGTAGTTTGGAGAGTGTTTCTGTAGTTTGTGAGCGATTCACTATTACCGCTCAAACTGTAAGAAACTCTCAAGCGCCGTTCTCCCTCGAGCAAATTGGAGTTTTGAAGCACTTATGTAGAGTCAATGAATTTGACCCTGAAAAAATTGCTTTTCAAGCCCCAGTAGATGCGAAATCTATGTTTCCTAACCCTCAACTGAAGAAGGTCGGCACGTGGCATGTTGGAGGGGATGGTCACGCAAATGACGCAATCCGACACGCCCTCCTAAGATTGGCTAAAACGGGCTGGCAACCAAGAGTCCTGCTAAAATAGTTACGGTTCGGAAAAAGTAAAAAACTATTTTTTCTGATACCGTATCTCCTAGACACAATGACAAATAAGGAGTTGAAGTGGCTGTATCTGTAGACCTAGACGCACAGGGTGAGCACATCCTTATCAATGCTGACTGGCGCTTTAAAGAGCTCTGTAAGAGCCTTCCAGGGTCTTCCTGGAGCCCTTCTGAGCAGGTCTGGCGTGCTCCACTGAGTTGGACAACCTGTCTTGCTCTACGGTCTACATTCCGTGACAGCCTTGAAATTGGTCCAGGGTTAGGTGCTTGGGCAGCCAATGAAATTGCTGTTCGGATTAATCCAGCAAATGCTCTTAGAGAACTAGAAACCTTTGATGGTGATGAGATTCTCTTCCCTCACCAGCGGGCAGGCGTGGAGTTCCTAGCAACTGCTAAGCGAGCACTTCTTGCTGATGAGCCAGGGCTTGGTAAAACTGCTCAGGCTATCCGTGCCCTCAAAAAACTTCATGAAGACGGGGAAGATGTTTTTCCTATCCTTATTGTTTGTCCAAACACTTTAAAGAAGAACTGGGCTCGTGAGTTTACAAAGTGGTGGCCAGAACTTCCTACACAAATTATTCGAGGCTCTTCTCTACAGCGCAAGCGTCAATTTGAAGAAGAGGCTCATGTTTTTATTATTAACTGGGAGTCCTTAAGAACTCACTCTCGCCTTGCCCCATATGGTTCTGTAGCACTCACTCGCTGTAAGGCTTGCGGTGGTCAAGATGAAAAGGTTACGGAAACTCGTTGCGAGGTTCATCTTCGTGAACTTAATGGAATAGATTTTAAAGCCGTAGTTGCTGATGAAATCCACCGCTCTAAAGACCCTAAATCAAAGCAAAGTCGTGCTCTTTGGTCGGCTAGTGGAAATGCAAAGATTCGTTTTGCACTTACTGGTACACCAATTGCAAATAATGTTGTTGACCTTTGGGCAATTCTTCACTGGTTATCTCCAAAAGACTGGCCATCAAAGACAAAGTGGATTGACCGTATGGTAGACACAATGCTCAATGCTTTTGGCGGAATGATGGTTATTGGAATTAAGCCACAGATGCAAGATGAGTTTTACAAGAGCGTTAATCCATATATGCGTCGTATGCTTAAGAAAGTTGTACTTCCTTGGCTACCACCAGTTATTAATGAACGCCGTGATGTTGAGATGTCAACAAAACAAAAGAAGGCTTACGAGCAAATGCGTGACATGATGATTGCAGAACTTGCATCAGGTGACACCCTTACCGCTCCTGGAATTCTCACTCAGACTATCCGACTTCTTCAGTTTGCAAGTTCTTATGCAACGATGGTTGTTGACGAAAGAACTGGAGAGATGAGAGCAATACTTGACTCGCCATCTTGCAAAGTTGATGCTTTGATGGATGACATTGAGAACGGCGACTTTGGCGATGACTCTGTAGCAGTTTCTGCTGTATCTAAGCAACTTATCAATCTTCTTAGTGCAGAACTTACAAAGAAGAGAATTGCTCATGGTCTTATTACTGGTGACCAAGATGAGGATGAGCGACAGAAGGCTGTTGATGATTTTCAATCAGGAAAGATTAAATGGATTCTATTCACCGCGCAGGCTGGTGGAGTTGGTATTACCTTGACTGCTGCACGACGATTGATTATGCTTCAACGACCTTGGTCACTAGTTGATCATCGTCAGGTTCTTGACCGTGTTCACCGTATTGGCTCAGAAATTCACGACTCGATTGTGATTACTGACTATGTTACAGAGGGCACTATTGAAGAACGAGTCATTCAAGTATTAGAAACAAAATCAGACAACTTTGAACAAATTGTTCGTGACAAGGAACAACTGCTCAAACTTCTAGCAGAAGATAAGGCGGGGAAACTATGAGTGGAGTCATAAGACTTTCTAACTCTGAACTACAAACATTTAAGGATTGCCGTCGTAGGTGGTGGCTTACTTACTATCGTCGACTTAAGCCACGTAGTCAGGATATGACTGGTGCTCTTGCGTTTGGTACACGAATTCACGCAGCACTTGATGCCCACTATGCCCACGGTGTCCCTCTTCTTAAAGCACATGCTGACCTTGTTGAAACTGACAAGTCTCTTCTACTACAGGACTTTAGAGATGTTGGAACCTTAGAGACTGAAGCAGAGATGGGTCGCATCATGCTTGAAGGTTACGAGCAATGGGTTGCTGAAGAGGGTATTGACGCAGAATTAGAAATGATATCTACAGAAGAGACAATCATTGCTCCACTCTTTGGAGGAGAGGTTGAGCTTCAAGGCAAGTTAGATATGCGTGTTCGTCGTAAGGCTGACGGAGTTCGTATGTTCCGCGACTTTAAAACTGTTGGTGGGTCACTCTCTGAGTTCTCAAGTATGGCTCATATGAACGAACAAGTTATGACCTACATGCTGCTTGAATCAACAAAGAATGATGAAAGTGAACGAAGCGATGGTGGAATTTTTACGCTTCTTAAAAAAGTTCGTCGTACTGCGTCCGCTAAGCCACCTTTTTATGAGCATGTAGAAGTTCGACACAATATTTTTACAATGCGTTCCTTCTGGAATCGAATCCACGGAACAATCTCCGATTTGATGCGAGTACGCACTGCCCTTGATTCTGGAGAGAATCCTGCGTATTATGCGTATCCTAAAGCAAGTCGTGATTGCAAATGGAAATGTTCATTTTTTGCTATCTGCCCAATGTTCGATGACGGAAGCGCCGTAGAGCAAGCAGTTAGCGAAATGTATGAGGAGTCAGACCCTTATGCATATTACGAAACCGACAAAAAAGGAAGTGAGTGACAATGAGCGAAATTCAACGCTCCTTAACCGTTATGGTTTATGGTGAGTCAAAAGTTGGTAAGTCAACTTTTGCAGTAACCGCACCATATCCACGTCTAATGCTCGATGTTGAGGGTGGACACCGCTTCCTCCCTATCGTCGTTAAATACTGGGACCCTTTGCGAGAAGAACCACCAATCGCAGATGGAACTTGGGATACTTGCGTAGTTACAGTTCGTGACTACGACACAGTTATTAAAACATATCAGTGGCTACAACTTGGACGCCATCATTTTAAAAGTCTAATCATTGACTCAATTTCAGAACTTCAAGTTAAGTGTATGGATTCAATTGCTGGTAGCGAGCAGATGAAGATGCAACAGTGGGGCGAATTGCTTCGTCATATGGGTGGTCTTCTTCGTGATATTCGTGACCTCACCATGCACCCAACTAATCCACTAGAAGCAATAGTGCTTACAGCAATGGCTAGAACAAGCCAAGATGGTCGTAACAAGCCTTATCTACAAGGACAGTTAGCGATTCAAGCACCTTACTTTTACGACATTCTCGGCGCAATAAACATCGAACAAATGCCGAGCATGGACCCTATGCAGTCTCCACATCGAGTACGACGTATGTATGTTGAACGTACAGACAAGTACGAAGCAGGAGAACGTGTTCAAGGTCGTCTTGGTGCAATCGTAGAACAAGAGAATTTGTCTATTGACCGAATGCTCGACATAATTTTTGGTCCAAGACAAGTAGCAACAGATACAACTACAACAACGAAAGAGGTAACGCAGTGAGCACACTCAATTGGGGCGATCTCATTAAAGATGCGGGAGATGCAGGAAGTTATGACGCACTCCCAGATGGCGACTATGACCTTGTGGTCGTAGAAGCAACCGCAAAGGTTACATCCAGCGGTAAGACAATGTTCGCAGTCAAGGCTCAAGTTGAGGGCGGTGCTCACAATAAGCGTCTTGTTTGGGACAATCTTGTAGTATCACCTGAAAGTCAAGGAGCACTTGGTATTTTCTTTAGCAAGATGCACGCACTTGGTCTTCCTAAGGAATACTTTATGCAATCTCCACAACCTTCAAATGCTCAGATTGAGCAGATTCTTGTTGGTCGTCGCTTCCGTGCACAGGTAGGAACACGCACATGGCAGGGTCAGAAGAAGAATGAAATTAAGAAGTACTTTCCTATTCAGGCTCAGACTGCTTCAGCTGCGGCAGCGGCACCTGCTCCAGCACCAGCACCAGCACCTGCTCCAGCACCTGCTCCAGCACCAGCACCAGCACCAGCTGCTGCAGCAGCAGATGCTACTCAGGCACCAGCAGCACCGTTCTAATAATAATCCTAGAGACCGCCCAACGTTTTTCGTTGGGTGGTTTCTAGTATTTAGAAAAGAGGATTGATGAAGGTATTTGTAACTGGATGCACGGCCTCACACGCATCTAAGAATGCAAACGAAAAGAATCCATCATTTGCTGGAATAATTAATACCGCACTTAATGAACTTGGTTGCGATGTAACGTGGGAAGACCCGTCTGTAAAAATGGACAAAGAGTATTTATCTCAGTTTGATTCAATTCTGGTGGGTGTTGCGTCCCCTACAAATGTTATTTCTCATAGAATTTATGGAGCATTATCGGTAATCAATCATGCTTCAGAGTTAGGAACTTTATCTTTATTTATTGATACCCCTGAGC